ATTATTGATTTAGAAAATTTAATTTGTTCAGAAACTTGTCAAGTAAATCAAGATACACATTTAATTGATGAAGATACTTGCAAAAGTTTAAATAATTAAATAATATTAAATAATAAAAAAAGGAAATTAAATGGTTAAAGTTCAAATTATAAATGGAAACCAAAGACAAATTGTTATTGATACAAAAGGTAAAAATAAACCTGAAGATATATTTGTAATTGGTATTAAAGAAATAATGACTTTAAATGTTGATGAAAAACAAATCAAAAAAATAATTAATGAGTTACCAAAGGGTGCTCAATTAAATATTGTTAATTAATTCAATTAAAGGAAAGTTTATGGGAGCAGCAAAAGTTTTATTTGCGACACAAGACAGGTCAGCAGTTATAAAAGGGTTGGCAGGTATTTTTGCAGGTATTGTAGGTAGATTTTCAAAAGGACCTATAAATAAACCTGTATTCATAGGAAGTGGTGAAACACAACTTATTGAGAATTTTGGTAAACCTGATTTAAGATATCCAGAAACAAATGGTGCAGTAACTTTATCACAAGCTACTGATAAATTATGGGTAGTTAGAGCAGCAGCTCCAGATGTAAAATATTCAGGTGTTTTAGTAAGAGGTGGAGCATTTGAAATTGGTGATAAATATTCTGACCATATTAAAAGAATTGTTGAACCATTGGAAGAAGGTTTAACACAAGAAGATTTAGATAGTTATTTATTTATCCAAGAAGCAGGAAAAATTCAAATTGAAAAAGAATTAGATACTGCAGCAGGAAGTTATATAAATACTTATGAATTTTGTTTAAGTGGGACACCAAAAAATATTGAAGTTGGACAAAAAATTGTTATTAGCTCAAATGGAAATTATGCACCATTAACTGATTATGATGTTGAAACTGAAGGTTTCAAATTAGTTGATGTTATAGGTGTAACTGAAAAGAAACCTTTTCAAAGAATTATATTTGATGTTGATTCAGATGGTAATCAAACTATAATGACTGTTAAAAAAGGTGATGTAGTTAAAAATAAAGCAAATGGAGCTACTGCAGTAGTTTTAACTGATGTTGTAGATAGTCAATATATCATTGTTGATAGTGCAGACTTATTCCACGATGGGGATGAAATTGTAAAATTAAATGAAGATGGTTCTGAAAGTGATGATACAGCAATTCAAAAATTCAAAGACCAAGTTAGTCTATGGTTTGTTCAAACAAAACAACCTGTAACAATCACAAGTTCAGATACTATTTATAAAGTTACAAAAATTTCAATTTGGAATCAAATGTTTACATTTTTAGTAACTGGTGTTAATCCAGGTGAATGGAATAGTGATTTAGAAATTGGTATTGAAAAAAATTCTGATTATCCTGATATGAAATGTTTTGATTTAGTTGTTTATGAAAAAGGTGTTGAAGTTGAAAGATGGTTAGTTTCAAAAGACCCTGAATTCATTGATGGATATAATAAAAAAAGATATATTGAAACAGTTATTAATGGAAACTCTAAATACATTCAAGTTAAAGATAATGTATTAGCTAAAAAAATTAATGGAGAACTATTAAATCCAAAACCAACTGATTATTCAATTTGGAGAAAAAAAGAAGAAAAAATCTTTAAAATTACAAAAGATGCAGATGGTAATAATATTCAAACAAAAGAAGATTTATTTACTGGAGATATTGAAGTTTATTTATCAGACTTAAATGGATTAAATATTGGGGATACAATTAAATTTATTCCAAATTATGAAACTGAAACACAACTTTATGGTAGTGAATATTATGAAGAATATACTATTGAAAATATAAATTCTGATAATAATCAAGTATTTTTAGATAGACCAATTCAAAGAAATTATGAATATGATGATGCAAATGAAACTGGATGGTTTGTATTCAAATTTCAAAGAAATTTAACTGATATAAATAAACATATATTAGAGGGGTATCAATATTTCCCATATACAATTTTAGGTTATCCATTAACTGGAGAACATATAGGTGATGATTTAACAATAGCTGATAAAAATGGTAAAGTTTTGGATGCAGGTGTTAACTTTATGTTCGGTGGAGACAATGGAAGTCCTGTAAGTTTAGCAGATATGATATTTGCATTAAGAACATTAAGTAATAATAATAAAACACCTGTTCAATTATTAGTTGATGGTGGATATACAGTTCCAGCATATGCACAAGAAATGTTAAGAGTTGCAATGGCACAAGGTGAAAATAATACACATTGCTATTGGTCAATGGACCCAGCAGCAGAAGACAACGCAAATCCATTAGATGCAGTTAGAGAATATGCAGATAAATTAATGATTAATACTCATTTAGGTTCATTATTTACAGGATGGGTTAAAGAATACGACCCTTATAATAAAGAATATGTATGGGTAGCTCCAAGTGTATTTGGTGCAATTAGTCAAAATTTTGTTCATAGAAATTATACATTATTTACACCAGCAGCTGGTTTAGTAAGAGGTAAAGTTTTAGGACTTGATATCAAACATCAATTTAGTGATAGTGAATTAGATTTAGTAGTTGATGCAAGAATTAACCCTATTATTAAAAAAGAAGGTGAAGGTTTAATTATTTGGGGTAACAGAACAATGTATTCTAAACCAAGCCCATTACAATTAAGAAGTGTAGCATTCTTATTAATGGTAATAAGATATGGATTAGAAAGTTACTTAAAATATGAGTTATTTAACTATAATAATCCTGAAACTTGGACAAGAATTAAATCAACTATTGATAGTTTTATGGTTAATGAAATTAAAGCAAAAGATGGTGTTTATGATTTCCAATGTGTTATAAACCCAACTGATTTTGATATTGATAATAGAAGATTACCAATATTCTTGGGTATCCAACCAATGATGGATATAAACGAAATCAAAGTAACATTAGCGGTATTCAATAGAAGTTTAGCAATTACGGTTTAATCCCGTAATTGTTTAAAAATTTAAAAAAAAAGGGTATATAGATGGCAACAATTTCAAGAAAGTTTAAAGATTTTAGACAAGCCAACAAAGTTGTTCAAACAACTCATAACTGGATTATTAAAGTAGAACAAGAAGGTGCTAAAAAGGCATCTAAATTAAAAGATTCTAAAATTGAATTTAAAGTAAATTCAGTAGGTGGATGTCCTCCAGAAGATGAAGCAGAAACTGTAAATGTTGAAGTTGGTGGATTTACTTTTAAATATTATGGTAAAATTAAAAAAGATGGAGATATTACTTTTGCTGCATTTGAAGATGCAGAAGGTAAAGTAGGTGACCTTGCAAGAGAAATTAAAAGAATTTGGGGTAAAGGTGTTACAGCAAGTGGTAAACCTGATGAAGCAACTTTAATTTCAGATGATAAATATATTGATTCATCTGGTGATGTAAGATTTAAAATTACTGTTCAATTAGCAGATAATGCAGGTAATGTTACTAAACAATGGATTTTTTATGATGCAACAGGTAAAGTTAATGGTGAGGGTGAATTAGGACAAGAAGCCGATTCATTTAAATATAACTTTACATTTTCTTATACTATGTATGAAGAAGGAAAAGGAACAGGAGACGATACTTGGTAATCGTTTTCTCTTTTCTTCAATTTCTTAAAAAATTTACTTTACAAAATTAAATAATTATGTTATAATATATATAATATAGGAATTAAAATATGGGTAAAAAAACTTTTTCTTCTTTTAAACCTAAAAATTTTCAACCATCAGCAACTGATAGATTTTATGTTGAATTTAAAGAATTAGGAAGTAAAATTTCATCTTTAAAATCTAAATTGATATTTTTAGGGGATGATAAGAAATTATTAGTAAAATCTATTGACACTGATGATGGTAATATTGTAACTGGTGAAGTTCAATTAACTCCATATTTTAAAATTGAATATCCTGTATCTTGGGAAAAGCCAAATAATGTTTCAATTTCATTTATAGATGACCAAAATGGTAAAATTTACAATTTTTTTCATAGTTTACCAAATTTAACTGAATTGAATAAATTTAAAGGTATAAGTCCTTTACAATTACATAATTATTCAATTAGTATTAGAGTTCCAAGATATAATAAAATTGGTGAGGATAAATTTGTAAGTGAATATACATTATTTCCAAAATCATTACCAAAATGGGTAAATGATTATGATGGTAGCGGTAATCAAGTATTTGAAATTGAATTTATTATAGTTGATTATAAATTAGAATTTTTATAAAGGAGAAATTAAATGGAATATTTAAAAGATACATATGTAACATCTATTTTATTAAGAGATATACAAAATGGAAAAATGTCAGATGAATTAGCAAAAATATTTTTAGAAATACAAAATAGAGTATTAAAAAAACCAAATTTTGTAGGATATTATGCAGGATTAAAAGATGCAATGAGGTCAGAAGGTTCATTTATATTTTTAAAAAACTGGAAAAAATTTAAACCTTATAGAGTTAAAAATAATTATGAATATGTTGAAGAAGGACAATATTTATTAGAAGATGGAGTTCATAAATCAAAAAAACTTATTACAAATA